AAGAGGATGAGGATTTAGACGAACTCGACGAAGAGGAATTCGAAGAAAAAGAATTCGCCGAGGCTCAACCTGATGACAGCGAAATGGATGAACTTCCTGATGAGGATGAGGTATTAGAAGGCATGGAAACCAAATCACTCAATCGGAGAATCGGACGGTTTGCACGAATGAAACGACTCTCCAGAGGTCAGGTTAAATTCCTCAATAACTTCCTGAAATTCCTGGATAAAGCTCCCAAGAACGACGCTCCACCACTTCCCAAAGACCCTAAACAGGCCAAAAAAGCGGGAGAAAAGGATGCATCGAAACGATACGGTTTAACTCAGCAGTCCAAACCATCCGCAAAAAGTCTGAGGAATGCCAAGAGGAAAACCCTCAAAAGGAAAAACCTCAAACGGAGAGTCAAATGCGGAATGGGGACGAAGATGGGCGGCAATCCCTACTCCTTTGACGAAAACGAAATGAAAGCGTGTAAGGACGCAGGAGAGTATTTCAATGAAACCTCGCAAACTCAGGAATGGGGGGAGGACAACCGAAAGAAAGCCTATTATCACTACAAACAACTCGATCCGATTGGGATGGTAGGTCAAAAAATAGGCCCTCTTTTGGCCGCTACAGTAGGCGGTTTAGCCGGTGGGATGTCAGGCAAACAAATGGACGAAGAGGTTATGGAAGAGGAAATGGTTGATGATGCGGGCGAACTCGAAAAGAAATTCATCGGTCAACGGAAGATGGTAAAGAACGCTTCCGAATTCCTGCATGAACTATCAGGAACAAGAGATTTCGGCGAATCCCATCGTAGCAAGGCAGCACAGTTCTATAAGGATTTCCAATCACTGGAACCTGAAGACTACGAGGACAAAATGGACGAAGAGGTCATGGAAGACGATCCTGTTATGGAAGACGAATTCATGGAAGAGGATGTGGTAGGGGAAATGGATCAAAAAAAGCTCGAACAGACGCTATCCAAAAATCAGAAGAATATCGGAACTCTGATGGATAGTCTGAGTCGATTAAATGGGATTTTTAACAACTAACATATCAAAATATGTTTTCATCTTCATAGATGAATTTACCATAGACAGGAGTTTTCAATGTCTGACATCGCTACTCTCGGCAAAAAAGTCAACCAACAGCAGAAGCAAATCGACGCTGCTGTAAAGGGAGTCAATACCATTATCCAGAAGTTGGAAAATACTCCAGCAACTGGATTCAATCCCCAATCCATCTTCGGTGCTCCTCATATCCGAAGTGGAGAGGATCCACTAACCTCTCGTGGTTTCTCCTTCGGAAAAATGATGGGACTGCTTACGGGAGCATGTACTCCCGAGCAAGCAAAAGTGGAGATGGACATCCATAACCGATTGAATCAGTGTTATGTCAAAGAACTAGGTGGAGCAGCCTATACCTATGGCGGAGTCGGTCGAGAAGGTGTGACTCGATTTCTCGCTCCTCTTTCGACTTCCTTCATGCATGACAATTTCGTTTCCAGAGACTTCCGACAGGAAATGAAATCTCTGGTCACAAATGGAGTTGCAGGAGCCGATCAGGATGAAATGTCCTGGATTCGCCGAAAAGTGCTGGAAGGACACTATGGACAGAAAGCTCTGTCCTGGTTGAATGAAACGGCTGGTGGTGCATTGGTTCAACCCCCCGAACAAGGGGAATTGATTGAACTCTTGAGAAACAAAGAAGCTCTGATCAACGCAGGAGCAAAAACAATTCCTCTGCCACCGCAGGGACGTTTGAAATTCCCTCGACAGACTTCCGCTTCAACCACCTATTGGATTGGCGAAAACGCTCCAATTACCGAAAGCGAAATTGGAGTTGGTGAAATCACGCTCCAAGCGAAAAAACTCGCCGTTCGCATTATCGCTCCCAACGAATTGATTCGATTCGCCTCTCCTGCCGCTGAGGCTTTGATTCGGGACGATATGACCAAATCACTTGCTCTCGGTTTGGACCTGGCAGGATTGGAAGGAGCGGGAACGGATACGCAACCACGTGGCATCATTAACTATCCCAACATCAATCGCATCACTTCCTCAACTCCAGGAGCGAATGGTGACACGATTGTCGGTCAGGATATTTACCGATTTATTTCGATCATTGAAGAATCGAATGCAGAGTTTGAAGGATTTATCATGCGTCCCAAAACGCTATATAAATTCTATCAACTCCGAGCGGATGCCGTAGCTCAGGGAGATGGTTCTGGCGTCTTCCTGTTTAATCTGATTCGAGAAGGTGGCGATGGATTCAAACCGACTCTTGGAGGTTATCCAGTCACCAAATCGACTCAGGTGAGCCAGGTTCAGAGTAAAGGTTCCGCATCCAATCTGACCTATATTCTGGGTGGGGCTTTCTCGGAGATTATTCTAGGAATGTTCGGAGCAATCGAGTTCGCCGCAACTACCCAAGGCGATACAGCATTCACCAATGATCAAACATGGGTAAGGGGCATTCTCAGTGCAGACGTTCAGTTGCGTCACGAAGCGTCGCTCGTACTGATGGAACAACTCATCGCCAATGCCGTATAACCACTTTCGTATTCTAAATTTCCTATGGCCATTTAGCATACTTCTCCTGTATAATAGAATTTTACTCTATTATACAGGAGAAACAGAAATGGGCAGAAAACCTTGTGATTTAACAGGTCAGAGATTTGGAAGATTGACAGTATTAGGAGCGTCCGACAAGAGATTGTGCGGTGGAGTTCTGCATATCTGTCAATGCGATTGTGGAAATGTCAAATTGGTTTTGAAGGGAGTTTTGGATAACGGGACAACTGTATCATGCGGATGTTATGTCAGAGAAAAAGCAAGAGAAACTGCGATAAAACATAAACCGAGACTACTTCATGGAATGGCAGGAAGTCTTACTTATGTTTCCTATCACAGAATGATGGAAAGATGTTTTCGACCTGATGAGAGAATGAAGCATTACTATGGAGACAAAGGAATTACCGTTTGCGATAGATGGGCTGATCCTGTAGATGGTTTCCTCAATTTTGTAGAAGATATGGGGAAAAGACCTTCACCAAAACACACTCTTGACAGAATAGACGGTTCGAAAGGATATTATAAGGAAAATTGTAGATGGGCGACTCGCAGCGAGCAAATGCAAAACACCAGCAAAAAAAGTAAACATTCTGGTTACAGGGGAGTCGCTCAAAACAGAAAGAAATGGAGTTCAGTGATAGCCAAGGAAGGAACTATCTATCGTCTCGGAACCTATGAAACCAAGGAAGAAGCCGCCCTCGCCTATAACACGGCGGCGGATATTCTCTACGGAGAAAATGGAACTCGTAATAAACTTCCGTTACTGGAAGATGAAATCGTTGATCGTATTGTTCAATCAGTAAATAACATCCTTTTACAAAGGAAAACCATAACATGAGTGCAAATCTGGTGGTTGACCTCAACCAAACAACTGTACACAAACCGTCCGTCTCTCCCGTTGGAGTAGCTTCCACCCCTTCATCTGGAACGATTGTAGGTGAGATTGTAGACCTTAGTGATTCGGATACCTTCTGCAACGTCTATGCTGTAGGTGGTCCCTCGTCTGGTCTGGCTCAGGTACAGGTGCAGACAAGTCCCGATACCACAAGTGGGAACTTCACTGATCCTACGTCCGGCCTTGCTCGATTTCCTGGCCCGTTCATTAGTGGTGGTCTCTTTTGGGCAAATTCTGGTCTGTGGCCAGCTAGTGGAAGCCCTGCTTCTCAAATTAGTGGAGCACCTCTATTTGCCAGTGGTGGGGTGCAGTATGCTGCGTTCCAAAGACCTCATCGCTATGCTCGTGTAATCCTTCTTTCTGGAACTTTCGACAGTCTCATGGGAGCAGGATTTATTTCTCAGAAGATGACTACTGGATCTGGCGGGGGTACAACTTTAGCACCTTCCAGTGGAGTAGTCTCAGTGTAAATGCGTTCACTATCAAAAAACGACCGTCGTTTTCCTCTTGTCAATCAGGCTGGATACGGATCCCCATCCGGTCTAGCCTGTTTACATATATAGATTTGATTATGAGACGAACCAATTCGAATGGAGATCAGAAGGAAATTCTTCTCCACAAAGGATGTTAGCAAGGGACAACCTTGCAAGGTGGGACAAAATCCAGCAAGGGATGAATGCATTCCTGCAAGCGGAAAAGTATCGAGTAGTAAAACTCCGACAGAGAAGGAAGGAAAAACTAGACCAGGTTTTATAGGGACTCAGAGAAAAGAAGATGGAAGTTACGTTGATTCTTCAGGAAAAAATCTTCCTGAAGAAATTCAACAAAGAATCCGATCATTGAGACTTCCCCCTGCGTGGAAAGATGTTCAAATTTCTGAAAATTCTGACTCTGATCTTCAAGCATTGGGGAAAGACGCCAAAGGAAGGTATCAGTATGTCTATTCTGCTGCTCATTCAGAACGACAATCGGCAGCAAAATTTAATCGAGTTAAACAATTTGTCAAAAGTCTGCCCTCATTGACTTCTGCTGTCCGGAGAGATTTGGAAAAAGGGGGAGTCGAAGGAGACAATGCTGCTCTTATTCTGTTGATGAGAAAGACAGGTTTTCGAGTCGGATCAGAAGCGGACACCAAAGCAGCAAAAGAAGCTCTCGGAGCTAGTACACTGACCGATAAAAATGTTAAAATAAATGGAGATGAAATTACGTTCGATTTTATCGGAAAGAAAGGAGTTTCTATAAAACAAAAGATAAAAGATAGAGAGTTGGCTGCAATTTTGAGACCTCGACTAAAAAGAGGCGGGAAATTATTTCAAACAACAGATAATAAAGTCCGTCAATATATGAAAAAAGCGACAGGAGAAGACTTCAAACCGAAAGATTTGCGTACTGTAGTCGCTGCTGAAACAGCATTAAACGCAATGCAAAGCATGGACTTCCCAAAAAATGAAAAGGAATTCAAAAAAAATCGGACGATTGTAGGAAAACAAGTCGCAGAAAAATTAGGCAATACTCCTACAGTTGCTTTGGCATCTTATATTCCACCAGAGGTATTTAGTCAATGGAAATCTCAACTGATCTAGCAAAATTACTCGAATCTGTTCATTACGTCACTCCTTCGGGATTTGATCAATACGATTCTGATGAATGGAAACATATATCAGATGATGAAGGGGAAACAATCAAAGAAGAACTTCCACCAGAAGAACCAGTAAACGATATTAAATCCATCAGAATGAAATACAGGAAAAAGTAATGCTCTTTTCCGATCTAAGAGAAATCAAGAGTATCCTCGATATTGATCCTGAGAATACCGCTCAGGACAAGATGCTCAATTTCTACAATGAATGGGCAGCGGGTTTGATAGAGGAAATGTTAGGAAGGAAAGGAAGACTCTTCAAGAAATCCCGAACGGAATACTACAAAGGGACGGGAACACAAAAACTCACTCTCAGAAGTCGGCCTGTATTTACTTCTCCGACTATTCAACTATGGGAAGATGAGGGAGCATACTACGGCTCAGCAGATGATGCTTTTGACGATCAGACTGCATTGACCTACGGTACTGACTTTGCTCTCCAATTAGATCAGGACGACGGAACCAGCAGAAGCGGAATCCTCTTCAAGATCAATGGATACTGGGAACGGCCTCAGATTCGCTCGGCAGGATTGCTTTCTCCATTCCAGGGAGAATCATTCGGAAGTATCAAAATCACTTACACGGGGGGATATACAGTAGATACGCTCCCTGCCGACTTCCGGTTTGCCGCGAATCTGCTCATCATGCGATTAAGCTATATGATGCCACTTGGGATGAATTTGACTTCGGAGAGCTACGAGGGAAGATCAATTTCATTTTCAGAAGAAAACAAAGATTATCTCCTGCAACCGATTCGGAATCTACTATTCGCGTACCAGAATTGGAAGTTCTGATGAGACGATCCATTAAAGCAATCCGAATGGAGATCAGAAGGAAGTCACTCGATTTCTCTGTGAAAGCAGGGAGTGCCGAGGGACAGCCTTGTAAACGAGGTCAATCCGCCGCAAGAACGGGATGTATTCCCGCAAAGAAAGGACCGGGAAAGAAGAATGTTTCTTCTGAGAAGAAAC